GACTGTAAATCCGCCGCCCGAAAGGCACTACTGGTTCGACTCCAGTCGTCTCCACCAAACAAGCAAGTTTCTTGCAAGAAGAAAACTGTCAACTCGCCTGCGTTACCGGGCGGTCTTGATAAAGGCAGGGGTACAAGTCCCAAGGTGATACGAAATTACTTGACGCCGTATTTTTCTACTATATAGTGGAATAATTCTTCTTCGCTGAAGCCGATAGTGAAGGCACTTCGTTCTGTCTTAATAGGATTTATTCCATGTAATATATCTGTACGGAAGATACCCCAACGTTCTACTTGCCAGATAATCTTATCTACTTCTGTGAATTGATGATAATTTGCTATCCTGGTCCCGGGCTCTCTAATTAGCGGTTGGTTACCTTCTTGCCACCAGTATGTGGTAGTATCATCACCTCCCGTTGAGAAGTTCCAGTGTATACAGAACTTTCCTCTTTTACCGTCCACGTGCGGGAGGAATTGGCCCCCGTTAGGATGGTTCGTGTGGTTTGCAGCTACCTGAAAACCAATTTCAGTTATTTTATCTTTCAATTCAGGAATCAACGACAGAACATAGTCGGTGTATTTTTGGTCTGCAAAAGCTCGCACATAAGAAATAATTCCCATTTCAATGCCTTGTTGTGATGGCAGGGTTTTTGGTATCCTGTTATTAATATATGCGTTGTCGTATATGATGGAAGTACGACTTTCTGTGCCTTCTATATGTTGGAAGTCTGACAGATTTAGATAAGAGTGAATTAACATAGAATTATTTATTTAATAACAGTGATAGGTAGAATCTAACAACTTTTTTCTTTCTTCCTGTTTTAAAACGCTAAATGAAATAATTGTATCAACTGGATACGATTTTAAATTACTGAAATATGGCTCATGAACGGCAAACTTACAATTACTCCCTTTGGGATAAACCATTTCATGATAAAGGTCATATCTACTTGATTTTGTTTCTCCTGATCTAACTGCCATATGTTCAAATGCGGTCTGTTGTTCAACGGTCCGTCTTGAATAAAATGCAAAGTATTCTTTAGACTCAGCATGGCTTATTATCATATTCATACATTCTTTAAAGATTTTGATTGATAATTTGTACATGGCTAATGAGTTATCGGGTGTCCTAAATAGTTGTCTCATTGCATACCAATATGGTAATTTAGTTGAGAATAGACCAATGGTACTTGCTATTAAAGTATTGTTTGCATCAAATGCACCGACTACTAGTGCATTAGGATTTGATAACACTGTAATAGCCATACTATCTGTATGTCCTATTTCTTTTTTATTCATAGACATAAGTTCATCACTACTGTTGTATAAATCTAGATACGATTCACTATCTTCTGTAGTTAATGTTCTATAGGTAAAATCATTTTTTGTTAGCATAATTTGAAGTTTGGTTATATAATAATTTATCATGAAAAAATATTCATTGTTATTTAATAAATTTCTCGGAATCAAGTAATCTGGAACAAATTCTGCACCGTTAGCTCAGTTGGTTAGATCGCTTGCCTGTCACGCAAGAGGCCAGGGGTTCGAGTCCCCTACGGTGCGCCAAGTTTTGTAAGTGTCAGCAAGAGAAAGACTCGTTAGGAAGATTCTTCGAAGGTCAACCTAATGTTAAAGTAGGACGGGTTCGAGTCCCGTAAACGCAGTGGAGCACCTATGTCAAGTATTCCAAGTGACTTACCTCCTCCCGTCCGGACTTGCATGAATCGGGTGAATGGTTGCGATTACAGAGGTGCAACTACTTACAAATTCAATAAATACAAGATGTTAGTATCTGAAATAAGCTCACAAGTAAGCTGGAGTGGCAATGTGCGAACAATCGACACATATAAGACCTACAAGTATGATACCGGAAACGATGTTAAGGTAATCGAACGTCAATCCCAAACTTTTTATTTCTATAAATCAGATGGATCTATGGATGATAAAGTAAAGGGGTCTAACATTGATGTTAAAGTTTAATGGAAGCGTAGCACAGCGGTAGTGCATCTCCTTCATACGGAGCAGGTCGGTGGTTCGAATCCACTCGCTTCTACCACAGATTTTGGATGAAGAAACTTATCCAGCACAAATTCTCTTTTCTTATTCAAGAAAAGATCAGGTTTAAAGCCATCATGTAAACACCAACTGCTGGTTGGTTGATACGGTGGTAACGAATTGATTCCTTCGTACAATATTAGGTAACTTTCTTCAGCACTAATCATAATGTATGTATGAACGCAAGTGCAGTTTCAATATTGTTAAAGAATTTCATAGTTAAGGTTAATGTATAAACATCAAAAACAAGAATATAAAAAGTATGATCGTCACTCATAGATAAATGGATAACTAGTCCGGTTTTTGTGATAGCGTCATAAATGTGCATAAGTATATTTATGCGGGGTTGGTATAGTGGCTGTGCTCTAGCCTTCCAAGCTAGTAAGACGAGTTCGATCCTCGTACCCCGCTCCAAAAATACAGAAAGAACACATGGACTATAAAGTTAAAGACATTACGTTGGCTCAATGGGGCCACAAAGAGATTGAAATTGCTGAGGGTGAAATGCCCGGATTGATGGCAATTCGTGACGAATACTTGTCGCAGAAACCACTCAAGGGAGCAAGAATCGCAGGCAGCTTGCACATGACGATACAAACGGCAGTTTTGGTCAAAACACTAGTTGACCTTGGAGCCGAAGTTCGTTGGTCTAGCTGTAACATTTTCAGTACACAGGATCACGCCGCGGCAGCTATTGCTGATTTAGGTATTCCTGTCTTTGCTTGGAAAGGCGAAACAGAAGATGAATACTGGTGGTGTATTGAACAAACAGTACGTGGACCTAATAATTGGACTCCAAACATGTTGCTTGACGATGGTCATGACTTGACATGGTATGTACACGAAAAAGAACCCGAATTGTTAGCAGGCATCGTTGGTGTCAGTGAAGAAACAACAACAGGTATTCATCGTATCAAAGAAGCAATTGAACAAGGCAAGTTTAAGTTACGTGCTATCAATGTAAACGATTCCGTGACTAAGACTAAGTTTGATAACTTATACGGTTGTCGTGAAAGTTTAGTTGACTCAATTAAACGTGCAACTGATGTAATGATTGCAGGTAAAGTTGCAGTCGTTTGTGGTTTCGGTGATGTTGGTAAAGGATCAGCACAAGCATTACGTGCATTAAGTGCCCAAGTTTGGGTTACAGAGGTTGATCCTATCTGTGCATTACAAGCCGCAATGGAAGGCTTCCGTGTTGTAGACATGGATCAAGCCTGTAGAGAAGCAGATATTTTTGTCACTGCTACAGGTAATGTCAACGTCATTAAAGTTCAACACATGTTACAAATGAAAGAAAATTCTATCGTATGTAACATTGGTCATTTTGATAGCGAGATTGATATTGCAGGTTTAGCGGATGCAAAGTGGGTTGAAATTAAACCACAAGTAGACCATGTTACAATGAGCAATGGCCGTAAAATTATCATTCTTGCAAAAGGTCGACTAGTCAATTTAGGTTGTGCTACTGGTCATCCAAGCTTTGTAATGAGTAACAGCTTTACTAACCAAGTAATTGCACAGATTGAACTTTGGACAAATTCTCAAAAATATGAAGTTGGTCAAATGTACGTTTTACCAAAACACTTGGATGAGAAGGTTGCAAGGTTGCATTTAAATAAGATCGGTGCTATACTAACAACATTGACTGATGAACAAGCTAAGTACATCGGAGTTTCGACAGAAGGTCCGTACAAAGCAGAAACATACAGATACTAAATTTAATGCGCTAGTGGCGGAATTGGTAGACGCACTGGATTTAGGTTCCAGCGTAGAAATATGTGGGAGTTCGAGTCTCCCCTGGCGCACCAAGAAATCTCCCTTACATACGGAGTACAATGAGATAAGTAGTATGTAGAATTGGGGGATTGATGTAATGGTAGCCTGGGACCTTTGCAAGGTTTTCGCAACAGTTCGATTCTGTTATCCTCCACCAAGAATTACGCGGGTAGGGTGGTCACCACACCGGTCTCATAAGCCAGGTGCATCGGCAGTTCGAATCTGTCACCCGCATCCAAAATTATGAAATTATTTGAAGCAACTGTAAGAGTAAACGGTAAAGAGTTCACAGACCGAGTAGGAGCAAACGATGCACAAGAGGCTCGCTTGTTACTACAACAACGTCATGGACCTAGAAGTGTCCCTTACATGCCTAGAATGATACCAAGTTAAATCCGAGTGTAGCGCAGTCTGGTTAGCGCATCTGCTTTGGGAGCAGAGGGTCGTGAGTTCGAATCCCACCACTCGGACCAATATAAATTTTAAAAGGAGTTAGTATGACATGTAGAGGTTATGATTCAAAAGCGGTTAAAGTTGATAAAACAGTAAAGCGTATGGCTTCAACGATTCGTGATAATCACGTTCGCGGGTCATACATTCGTAGCTTTGTTGAGATTGCAAAATCACAATCACGAGGTGCTCGAAAGGATTCGAAGTGAGCAAAGGTTCTAATCAAAGACCATATAGTGTTTCACAAAAAGAATATGACACTAGATGGGATGCTATTTTTAGCAGAGACCTCAAAGATGACGAAGATCAGAAGTTAGAAGATGAAGCTTTTGATCGGATAGTAAAACCCACAGAAACAAAAGACTCCCAACAAGGGGGTTAAATAAAATTATGCATCGATAGCTCAGGGGTAGAGCGTCTCCTTTACACGGAGAGGGTCCGCGGTTCGAAACCGTGTCGATGTACCAAAACACATAGGAATAATTATGAGCAAGAGTAAAGATGTTATTGATCGTGCTTATGGAAACTTTCCAAAAGAAGTTACTCCTATAATTGAAATTAATTTGTTTCCAACATGGCGTGGTATTAAATACTACTACATCATGTTGAAACGAAAATTGCGGGTATGATGTAATGGTAGCCTGTGACCTTGCCAAGGTTAGAGCCCGAGTTCGATTCTCGGTACCCGCTCCAAGTTTAACAACAACTGAAAGAAAATAATGACAGAAAGCAGAGCCCGATATACAAGTGAGGATGCCGTTAGCATGGTAGGCAATCGGTTCGATTTGGTCTTGATTGCATCAGCCAGAGTCAGAGAACTAAAACGAGGTCATCAACCAAAACTCGTTACCAAAGCAGGTCCAATCGTGACCGCACTACAAGAAATCGAAAAAGGTTTAGTCGGTAGAGACTACTTAAAACGATTAGCAACAAAGAAGTTGCCCAAACAGTATTGATATTAATTCAAAATGCATGTACAATACATGTATTGAATGATTAAAAGGTTAGGTACAGCAATATTCATAATACTATGGATCGTTAGACCCTATGGTAGTCAACTGGAGTTCGGAGGTTTTCCCGAGAACATTGAAGGTTGCTATTGAAATAGACTAACAAGCTCAGAGTGATGGCCTGAGTAAAATAAAAGCAGTCAACAACTAACCTGTTTGTATTTCTAGGATGATTACAGCAAATTAAACAATAAAGCTGAACTAAAGCTATAGAAGATGGTTGCAGGACACAGTAGAAATACTGTTCTAGGAAACTAGACTCAAAGGAATAGACGACACATTGGAAAGACTTTGTATGTTGCTAGTAGCAGACACAATTACTAGATAGTCAACATGAATGTTGATAGGGTCAAGGTAACTGAACCGATATACAGGGGAAAGGCTGACCAGAAAATAAAAACACCAGTTACGGTCATCCTGCTAGAGACATGGAATGTTAACAGCAAATTTAAATTTCAACCAATATCTGAAAACAAAACACATTCTGTAAAGGAAAAGAAAATGAACGCATTTGTAAACGCAATCGCAAATCAAGAAGCCCGTACTACAAACGGTATGAAGGCTCGTAAGTCAACTGCTAACTCAGTGGTTGATCTATTCTACAACATCGGCGCAAGCCGTGGTAAGAACATTATCCCAGCATTCACTGCGGCTTATGTGCAAGACAAAGACCTCGCTTTGCGTGTGGCTTTGTGGGCACGTGATGCACGTGGTGGTGCAGGCGAACGCCAACTGTTCCGTGATATCTTGTCATACTTGGAAAAGCATGACCCAGAAGCGGCAGCACGTTTGCTAGTTAAGATTCCTGAAGTAGGTCGTTTCGATGACTTGTTCGTCTTTAAGGACAAGGATCTTAAGGCTAAGGCATATTCTTTGCTAGGTGATAACCTTCGTGCAAAGAATGGCTTGGCAGCAAAGTGGACTCCTCGTAAGGGTGAAGTCGCACGTGAAATCCGTGAATTCTTCGGAATGACTCCTAAGCAATATCGTAAGCAACTTGTGGCAATGACTAAGGTTGTTGAAACACAAATGTGTGCGAATGATTGGGATAACATCAACTACAGTCATGTGCCTTCACAGGCATCACGAATCTACAAGAAGGCGTTCAACCGTCATTCTACTACATTTGCTGAATATGTGGCTAAGTTGGTTAGTGGTGACAAGACTGTGAAGGTCAATGCTTCGGCAGTGTTCCCTCATGAGGTCTTGAAGGGTCTAATCTCTGCGTACGGCCGTTCTACTTTGGGTAAGACCGAATTGGATCACGTAACCGCACAATGGGATGCATTGCCTAACTACATGAACGATGCAAACATTCTACCATTGGTAGACGTATCTGGTTCTATGTCTTGCCCAGCAGGCGGAACTGGTTCTGTAACATGTTTGGACGTTAGTGTATCGCTTGGTTTGTACCTAGCTGACAAGAACAAGGGTGCGTTCAAGGACACATTCTTGACTTTCAGTGGTACTCCTGAACTACTTACTCTAAAGGGTGATATCGTTCAGAAGATTAACCAAATGGTTCAATCTAAGTGGGCAATGGACACTAACTTGCATAAGGCTATGGACAAAATCCTAAGTGTTGCAGTCAAGAACTCCGTTCCTGAAAGTGACATGCCTAAGATGTTGTTGATCCTTTCTGACATGCAGTTTAATCAATGTGTAACCCACGATGATTCTGCAATGGAAATGATTCAACGCAAGTACGAAGCAGCCGGCTACACTGCGCCTAGCGTAGTGTTCTGGAACTTGAACAGTAGCGGCAACGCTCCTGTCAAGTCAGACAAGTCTGGTGCGGCTCTAGTCTCTGGCTTTAGCCCAAGCATCATGGCAAGTTTGTTAGGTGCGGATCCTTCTGAGTTCACTCCAGAAGGCGTCATGATGAAAACCATCATGAGCTATCGTTACAACTGCTAATGCAGTGTGACGATGAAATAGGGGCTTCGGCCCCTATTTCCACATGTTGACAACAAATGGATACTGTAGTATAATAATAAAATGATGTATAAAATAAATGAATTAGAATTTTTAGACTTAGGGTCCGCAATGGATCATGCTAAGTCATTGAACGAATTCGTTACTATCAAGGGTGACGGATTTGAAGTGTGTGGTATGTTTGGCGTTGACTCCGTCAAAGATGGCAAGTGCCCAGATGGAGTAAAGTATGATTGGGACAAGTCAGCACGTATCGGACGAGTAAAGAAGGAACGAGTATGACAAAATGGATAACCTCGGATCTTCATTTCGGCCACGCAAACATTATGAAGTTTTGCCCTGTAACACGGGCCGGCTTTACTGACGTAAAGCACATGAATGAAGTAATGATACAAGAGTGGAATAGGGACGTGAAGCCTGAGGATGAAGTTTTTATTCTCGGTGACTTTGCATTCTTGCCTGCTAAGGATGCAGTAGCTGTCTTGCGCCGTTTGAATGGTACTAAGATTTTGGTTGAGGGAAATCACGACCGCAAGTTGTTGAACGACCCTAGTTTCTGTAGGGAGTTTAAGGAGATTCATAATTACTTGCGCTATGTACATGAAGGTACTACAGTGATTATGATGCACTACCCTATCTGGGAGTGGGACCAAATGCACCGTGGTGCAGTTCACTTCTACGGTCACGTACATGGTAACAAGACAGGTATGGAAAAGTATCGTGCCCGTGATGTTGCATTTGATGCAACTGGTCGTGTAGTTAGCAACTTTGACGATATGGTCAAGGATGCATTGAAGGGTGAGATTCGTAGTCATCACTAAGGAGAAAAAATGGCTAAGTGTTATCAATTGATCGGAGTGCCCGGTTCAGGTAAGAGTACTTGGATTGACACACAAGACTGGGCCTTAAGCTGTGCAAAAGTTAGCACAGACAAATGGGTTGAAATATATGCTAAGGAAGTAGGTCGTACCTATTCTCAAGTGTTTGTAGATTTTATGCCTACTGCGGTAGACTTGATGGCTAAAGAAGTCATTGCGGCACGTGAAATGGGCCGAGATATTATCTGGGATCAAACTTCAACAACTGTTAAAAGCCGTGCTAGAAAGTTTAATATGTTGCCGGACTATGAACATATTGCTGTAGTGTTTCGTACTCCTGAGCATAAAGAATTGTTTAGACGATTGTGGAGTCGCCCGGGCAAAGAAATTCCAGAACATGTTATTGCCAGCATGATTGCCAGTTGGGAAGAACCATCATTAGATGAAGGGTTCACTGAAATTAGAGTAGTATAAAGTACTACTTTTCAAAGGTTGACTTTAATTCGTTTTGGGCATATAATACATGTATAGATTGATTAAAGGAGATCGAAATGAAATTCAAAATTCTGTACACTAGCCCAGCTTTCAAAAACGCTGATGGTTCTGGTCGTCAATTCATGATTCCCCTAAACGCAATTAAGACGTATGCAAAGCGTGACGCCGCACTGCTGGCAATGATGGAAATGGGTGGCATACATGCTACTCCTACTCCCGAGTTCATGGCACATCGCAGGACTATGATGTCCGCAAAGCGCAAGATTGAACGTGAAGGTTGGTTCTGTGAAACAGTATCAGTCTAAAGGTTGACAATAAAACGTTTTGGGCATATAATAGATACTTAGATTGATTAAAGGAGATAGACATGTTGGTACGTGAATTAATAGAATTGCTGTCTCAGTTAGACGGGGAAATGGAAATAATGGTTTCTCAGAACGGCGGAGAGTACGAAGGTGACTTCTCCGGCGAAGTGACTGTTGACGAAGGTCGAGTTTGGTTCTTAGATTAAAGGAGAACAGTATGGAAAACTTCACAATGGATCAAAGTGGTATGGATGTAGTCCGCAAGGCACAAGTCTATGCCATGGCTGCTCATGCGGCTGTTGGGCAGAAGCGCAAGTATACCGGTGAACCCTACATCGTACACCCTGCAGAGGTTGCCCGTATCGTATCCGGCGTCCCTGGTTCTACTCCTGACATGGTTGCTGCCGCTTGGTTGCATGATGTTGTGGAAGACACTGGTTGTACATTCACTGATGTGCATATGGCTTTTGGCATCGATATCGCTACCTTGGTTGGATGGTTAACTGATGTTAGTCAACCACATGATGGCAATCGTGCTGTTCGCAAGGCAATAGACCGTGAGCATACTGCAAGAGCGCCCGCCGAAGCACAGACCATCAAGTTGGCAGATTTGATCAGCAACAGCCGTAGCATCATGGCTCACGATCCTGCTTTCGCCAAGACTTACTTGGAAGAAAAGAGATTGTTGTTGGCTGTGATGACTAAGGGTGATGCAGGATTGCACGCCGAAGCTAGCAGATTCGTAGGTGTATGATTGATTTAGACGTTAATAGTTTCTATCCGCATACTCCTATGAACTGGTTTACTAAACGACCTCGGACTCTCGAAATGCGGGTGCGTGAAGAACTTGCTCCCCAAAAATACACTGTCTACTATTCAGGCGGTGATTGGTGGGCAGAAAAGGATGAAATGACAGAGTGGTGCTCAAAGTGTTTTGGACACAGAAACGACGGATATAACAATCCACGCTGGAGTACTGGACCTTTTGAGTATAGATTTAAAAACGAAAAAGACGCTGTGTTCTTTATTTTAAAGTGGGGTTGATATGAACATTCAAACCGTGGCAACGAATCTGCGTAACACAATCGCCGGCAAGGAACAGATGTTGGTTGATCTTAAAGGACGGCGTATTCCACCCGAAGTATCAATTCATTATCTCGAAATCAACATCGCCGAATTCAAGCGTATCTTGCAGGATGTGGAACAGTGTATTCCTAAGAGTGAATATTCGCTAGATGGTCCAATGATTAAAATGTTCCGAGAGGATTAAAATGACAGACTTAGAAAAACTTGAAGCACGAATTGAAGCAGTTGATACAGCCATCGCCAGTGTAAAAATGGCTCTGGGTGTGGATCGTAAATTAGGACATGATAAACATCCTAATGGGCATTACACTAAAGCGTTGGCAGAACTTATGACTATCCAGTCAAGTTTGAATAACCTTCGTGTACGATTGATTGCAGTAGGTAGATAATGTATATCACAAACAAATACGATTCAATCAGACTGCCCTACAGTGAAGAACTGTTAGAGTGGCTGATTGAAACTTATCCTTTCTCAAAATATAAGGTGGTAGAATGATTACAGAAGCAATTCAATCTCGACTAAACCTACACCAAAAACGATTTGACCATATAGAATACCTAATGTCCAATTACGGACAAGTTAATTGGCCAGGCGGTGGTCAAAAGAAATACGAAAAAGATTTCTATGAAAGAATGGTATTAAAAGGTATCATTCAAGAATTGAAACATATTTTGGAGTTGAATAATGAAAAGTTATGAAGAATTAGATATTCGCAGAGCCATTATCTTTGCATTTGGTGACAAGCCGGGTAGACTGAAAAAGGTTCTTAAAGTGCTAGAAAAAATGATTCCAGAAATGCAGGAACTGCATGAGGAACGATTGGCAGATTATTACATGGGAAGAGGGCCGCATCCATGAACAAACGAATTCGAGAACTTCATATACAGGCGCAACAAGAGGCTTTCAATGAACCAATTGATATTGAAAATTGTGCAGTAGAAGATATAAAAGGATTCAGTCAACAAGTTTACGAAAAGTTCGCCGAGTTGATTGTGAAAGAATGCCTAAAGAAAATTGAAGAAGAATATAAGCCTGTAATGGAAGATAAGGAAATGATGAAGGACACACATTGGGATGGCTATGTTCAATGTGGCGTTGATAGTTATGTCTCTGTTAGAGAACATTTTTTTGGAGTTGAAGAATGATTGACGAATCACATTTACCAGTAGCACAACAAAGCCTAGTATTCCGTCTCAGGAAACGTGCTGAGATTCGCAGACAGATTCAGGATAGAAAAAGTGTACAAGAAGGTGCCCCTGATAAAATTGCCAACTTATTAGAAGAAGCTGCCGACGAAATAGAGCGTTTACAAAAAGGGACTTAGGTCCCTTTTTTTGTGGCTAAATATAACTATGATTAAGTTTATATATTCCGGCGATAAATTCGATAGAAACAGAGAGTTAGTAGTAGAAAATGTTTTCCGTATAGTTTCTACTATTATAGAAATACCAGATACCATAGAAGTAGAGTTTCGGTTATTATCACATTCAATATACGGTGAAACCTTATTAGACAATCGGTATAAAAATAGAATAAGATTGCATGAAGGGTTATCAATGAAAGAAGTTATTGTTCCATTGATACATGAATTACTTCATTTGAATCAAACTTATACTGGTAAGTTATCAGGAAGGCGTGATGGTTCTTTTGTATGGAATAAGAAAGTATATCACGCTCCTAAAACACCCACAGTACAAGAATGGAGTAAGTTGCCTTGGGAGATAGATGTAGCGGAAAAAGAAAAAACTATTTTAGCAGAAGTATTAAACAAAGCTGGAATTTTCACGAACACTTGATTGTAGTATGTCGTTTATTTTTGAACCCCATTTGATTTTATTTTTGACAAGACCTATTTTGGAAAGTAACATAATTCTATATTGTTTGAGATTTAACAATTCATTTGGACAAGTTTCCCATCCGTAACTTTTGATTCTAGGTTCAACAGTTTCATACATTTTATATTTTAAAAACGGCACAGTATGAAATTTGTCGTTACCCGATTCATAATTATCAATGTGTTTTTGTATAAAGTAGCATGACGATTCTAAACTATGACCTATCATATTGCCTATACCAGTTATTTTATGGTCACTCATATATCTTTCATACGCACAAAAGTCTATCCTAGTAGGTGATATTACTTTATCTTGTTTGTGAGCATGGACCCAAGGCCAATCACCACCAATTACTGGAAAGTTTTGACATCTTTCTAATAACCAAAAATGGCTAGCTAAATGAGGTTCTGTTATCTGATATGGTACTAGGTAATCCAGATATGCACCATTATGAAATATGTCTTCTGCATTTAAATAGAATAAGTGTTGTTTGATATTATTTTCTCGGCAAAACTTCTCAGAGTAATATAAATCAACTACATTAAGAATAGCACCTTTAACCTTAACTACCAAAGTTATTGCTTCTACTGGTATTTTATTTCTTATACAAGACATTAATACTAGTTCACTATCTAATCCACCGCTATAAAATAAGTCAACTGTCTTTGTTTGTCTATCTTTTAAATGGTCATAAAATATTGCATCAATATTCCTATTAGGTTCAAACTCATTATCAGTTAATTCTGTTAGAAACTCTTTGGTATTGGTGTTTAATATTCTATTAGCAAACCCATCACCACCTGACCATGTTATAATATCATTCATTATCATATTTATAGGATGGATAGGACTTGACAATAAATGCCCAAAATGTTATACTGTGACTATGAAAACAGTTACAGAGCACCTCAAAGATAGACACCTCGACTTAGAGTTGCATCGTCCAATGGTTGACGAAGTTGAGCGTGTTGCTACATTCTTCCTTTACAACTTAAGTGGTCAAGTTGTTGGCTACCAACAATACAGACCAGAGGGCGAAAAGAAGCCAAACAACAATCCAAAATTGGGCAAGTATTTCACATACCGAAAGCAACCCACACTTGCAGTCTGGGGAGTAGAAAGTTTACATTTGTCACCTAATGTTGTTTTCTTGACTGAGGGTGTGTTCGATGCATGTAGGCTCACTGAAAAGGGCTACAGTGCCCTCGCAGTCCTCAGCAATAACACTGGTACAGACTTGAAAAACTTCCTGTTCATGTTGAATAGAAAAGTGGTAGCCGTCTGTGACAACGATACAGCCGGCAAAAGACTTGCAAAGTTTGGTGATGTTAGTGTGTTTTGTGAAGACCACGATTTGGGGGATTCTACAGATGAATTTGTGAATACTTTAGTACTACAATTTGGCTAACTAAAGTACTCATTTTTACTGGTCAGGGACGCTAGGACCGATACTTTATCTAGGAATAGATACAGACACAGTCCTAGCGAAATGTCCAAAATTTGACAATAAATGGAGTTTGATGTATAATTCATCTATGAACTCGAAAATTGTCCGCAAGCGTAGAACTGATCGTAACCAAGTGATCTACTTTATCCAAGATACTGTAACACTTGAGTACTACATTGGCTTGACCGCACTGTCTTTCAAAGGTAATGTTTTTCGCACACTACGCCGTCGTATGCAAAAGCACATGCAACGTGCCCTCGCCGAGAACAAAAACTGGGGCTTGTCATGTGCATTGCGTGAGCGTGGTGCCGAGCGTTTTGTTTTTGGTATTGTTGAAGTTGTACGCGGCAAGCGTCCTGCTCATAGCCGCGAGACTGAATTGATTAACACATTGCAACCTGCACTTAACACTTTTGGAGTCAAATAATGAAAAAACTTTTTTCTTTGATTTTGGTGAGTATACTATCGGCAGGTTGTAGTGAAAAAGCTCAATTAATTATGATTGAAAAAAATACCGATATATTATTTTCGTCAATACCTGAATTCTATCATATAACATATATAGATTTGGACACTGTAAAGTCTACAGGATGGAATAAAAAGAAAGTAACGAAGTTTGTAGAATATCCTATGCGTAGTACAACGAACTATAATTACCAAACTGAGTTTGATTGTAAGAGGCGAGTTGCAAGGAACCTGTCAGGTGATTGGTCGGGTCCATGGTTTGTAATCGAGCAGCCATCACCTGAATATATTATGTTTCCTTTAGTGTGTGGAGATAAGTGATGTTAGAAAAATTATTTGGAATCATATATAGAGCGTATTATTTGATTGTAGGTATAATTGCACTATTGTGCTTAGGGACTGCGTGGGACAAGTACGAATACAGTCAGATGCAATTTGGGCCTAACGAAAGTATCAATATTTTGATGTGGCAGCAACAAGCATCTCAGGAATTTCCCTATTGGATACTTGGTTCTGTGTGTGTGTTTCCGATTGCATTTATCATACACAAAATTCTTCATTGGGTCATTTGGGGAAAGCTAAGATGAAAATATATTTTGATAGTGTGAGCAACCTAATGCAGGATGCTATTACGGAGATTGTTTGCGAGTACCATAATCATAGATTAGAAACTCAAGAGTGGTACAAGGAAATTGACGACCTATTGGGAGATGGAGTATCAATGGATCGTGATTTCAAACTAATGAATATGACACAGTATATGTATGAAAAGTACAATATGGTTGTTACTGAACTCAAGGGTTACCGCGTTGAAATATCATATTTAGAGAATGGCACCGAACGAGCAAGAAAAACGAAACCTGAAATTCAGGGATTAACAATTACCGAAGCAGGCTTAACTGACGAAGAGGTTAAATTAAAAGTATTACAGATAGCCCTACGAATTTCTGAAGAAAGAAACGACAGTGAAACTAAGCCCTAAAGCAAAACTAAATGTTATCTTTTGGATGATTACTATTCCAATGGTTCCTTTTGTAATACTTTTGTGTCTTCTGGCCCTTATTATCAGTCCTGTTCCAGTAATAGGAACCAAACTACTTGATAAGACAGAACGATTAATAACAAAGTTTGCAATTTGGCGTAACAATCTTCCTGTAGTAAAAAATGCTTACGATAAGGCGCACTTGTTCGACTACATCAAAGGTTGACTTTAATTCGGTTCGGGCATATAATAGAGTCTTAGACAGTCAAACAACGGAGCAAACATGTCAGGTGCATTCTTCTACATTGAATACAAAGATGGTTCAGTCACTGAGATTGAATTCAAGACAGCCTCAATGGCTCGCAAGGCTTACAAACTATATGAAAAAGAACCCGAGGACAATGCTAAGGGTTGGGGCTGGGATACTAAGTATGAAACCCCTACACTGTCTCAACAAATCCGCGCAAAGAAAATATCTAAGGAAATGGCATGACCGCAATTACTAATCTTGTTATCGTTATGTTGCCCGTTATCATCATGGGCCTGGCAATCATTGTTAAGGATGGATTTTAAAATGAACGAAAGAATGATTGAACTTGCGTTACAGGCTGAAGATTATGCGTTTGATGAAATAAGCAACCTAGAAAGTTCGGTTGAACCGGTTATCAGTAACAGAGTATTTTTTAAATCGTTTAAGGAAAAGTTCGCCGAGTTGATGGTTCAGGAATGTATGACAATGTGCGATACTGTATCTGCTGATTATCTAAAGCATCGCAAAGGTGCGTTTGACTTTCAAGATAAGAATATCTATGCCGAAGGTGAAGCAGCCTGCGATATTATCAAATACAAGATGAAGAAACATTTTGGAGTTGAAGAATGATTGAATTTTTAATAATGATTGTATGTCTTTTTGGACCTACTATAGTTGTACACTATTTAGGTAAATAATACAAACATCCAAATCTATTGACATTCAATGGATATTGAAGTACAATGTAACATCTAAAATATAGGAATCATCATGCATCTAAGTAAATTTAATGAATGTTTCAGTCACCGAATTACAGACGGTAGCGAGTATCAATGGCAATCGTTTGGTCCCAATGCACGATACTTGGATTTTGAATCTGAGTATGCACATGGATCGGTCATCTTTGATACCGTATCTCAAACAGTATATCAAGCCGATGTTAGTGCTAAGCCTGACGGTGATGACAACTTGCCAGGTCCATATCGATTTCTAAATCCAGAATTTCGTGAACAATTCATCAACGAATGCAAAGAAAGGAAAGTAGAACCCTTTCATGCTTGGGACGATACCAACTATACTGAATTGGAAGTGTGTGAAGACTTTTTAGAAAAAGCACATGCAGTTTTCAACAACCTGCCCTTTGACAAACGAATTGTTGTTCCGGTCGATCTAGACGATGATGTAATTCTCAAGTTGGCAATGGAAGCACATAAGCGTGATATCACACTAAATAAAATGGTCGAGATTGTTTTGCAACAAGCAATCGACCATTACAAAGGAATCACAAATGAATAAAATTTACGCTATTGTTGGTTTTGCATTTTTAGCAGTTATGTTGCCTGCGCAGGCACAGCATAACCATCGACCAAATGCTCAACATATTCAACAACATCACCACTATCACTATCCGTTACGACCAGCACGACCTCTACTGCATCGTCATTACTACAATAACGATTGGGTTGTTCCTGCTATCATCGGTGGTGTTGGTACAGCTATCATCATTGACCAAATGAATCGTCCACGTGAAGTCATTGTTACTACACCTCCTCCTGTAGTGGAATGCACCGAGTGGCGAGAAATTCAATCCACTGATGGTAGAGTATACCGAGAGCGGACTTGTACTGAGCGTCCATGATTTCAATATTAATCGGAACATTAGAATGGATACGTGATGACTTTAAATCTCACCGAGTTCGCTTTATTATTGAGCTTATTGCTTGGGCTACTAGCATTGGTTGCAGTATTACTATGGCACTCACAGTCCCCAACCCTCCGCTTCTTGCTCTTTATCCCATTTGGATCATTGGCTGTGCTATGTATGCTTGGGCTAGTTGGACTAGGAAATCTTTTGGCATGTTGGCTAACTACCTATTGCTGACTACTATTGACACTGTTGGATTAATTAGGATGATAACATGAGTAAAAAAACACAATTGGTTCTTGTTGAAACTGTTTCTATGTTTCGTATGCGTTATGTAGTTGAAGTGCCTGTCGGTACTGACAACTATGAAAAAGATAAGGCATTGTGGGCACTAGACACTGTAACTATGAATGAGGCAGAAGAATTTTCACAAGAACACCTTGGTGAAACAATCGTTAGCCATCGGGTAGTCTCAAAGAAAGAAGCACTGGCTTTGTGTGACATTGATAATGATTACACTAAAAGCTGGTCTAAAGATAAAAAAATCGAAACATTTTTCACACCTTGGAAAGAATAAAATGACAACTGAATTTACCGCACCCTTTATCCCTGTTGAAATTGATGACAAGTTGGAAAAACAAATTTACAATTGGTTGAAGGGTATTCTCCCAACCACAGAGGCTAAGATCACATTCACAAAAGTCGATGGTACTGAACGGGTGATGAAGTGTACATTGGAAGAAAGCAAATTGCCACCTGTTGTTATTAAAGAAGATGCCAAGCCTCGCAAGCAGTCCGACAGCACAAAGGCATTGCGTGTTTTTGATTTGGAAAAAGGTGAGTGGCGTAGCTTCACTATCAAAAACATTAAGCGCATCGAGTTGACCATTGGTTGACAATAAATATAACTCATGCTATAATATGGGTTATGAAACGAGAAATACTATCCTTCAAACTTGAGCCGATGAAACATCGTGCCCATCGTGTGTTGTTTGATGACAACACTCCGTTTAAACCTAAGGTTGTTAAGCCCAAAACAGGCTACCAGCGTAAAGCTAAACATCGAAAATTTGACAACAATTCCGATTTCTGATACAATACATGTATTGAAACGATAAGGAATTGGAAGTATGAAATTCACTTTGATTACAGGTAATGGTAAAGTATTCACTTTCTACATTAAGGCTGTA